TCATTGGACATCGAAATCTCTCCTTGCAAAAGGGCCGCGACCGAAGGTGCGCGACAACTGGCAGACCCGGACGGTGAGCCGTCCAGGTTTGATCTGGACCCATGCCAGATCCGGCAATGTCAGATGCGGGCCGGATGTCTGCGTCTCAAAGAACAGACGCCCCTCCTGCTCTAGCTGCAGAAGGTAGCTCTCGGTCTCCTCGCCCAGAGGGATGTCCGAACCATCCCATCCATCACTCTCAACTCGGCCACGCCTGATCCATGACAGGTGCCGCCCCTCCATCCGAAGATGGCAGGGCGAATATGGGCGCAGGCCGACACCCGGCGCGACCGTCGCAAGACTGCGATAGCTGGCATCGTCCGGACTGCGAAGCGCCGGCCCGATCCGCCAGAAACGCTCTTGTCCACGCGCCGAAGGGGGCAGATCGACCTGTTTGGGCGAACCGTCCAAAAGAACCACCAGGCTTCCTGCTGGCCAGATATCGGGCATGATCGCGTCGGTACCCGCCTGCCCCCGAAGCCGCTTGCTGATCTGCCAGATATTGGGGGCAATCAGCTCTGCCTTGGCGAATTGCATGACTTCCCATCCGTCGATCGTGCCGTCACCGATCGCCAGCGCATTCGCCCCAGACAGCAGCGCGCGTTCGGTCACGGACCGAAGCGGATCGTTGGTCAACCGCAGTTGCAGCGGCGCCCCCCTGTCGATGACGCCCGGACGCGCCCGCGCCAAGGGTGTCAATGTCCGCCCGATCAGCGAACGGCGGTTTAGCAACAGGTTGGTATCGAACCCACCCTCGTCATCGACCGAGGCATAGGCCGCGACCGTTCCGGGCCAGGGATAGGCTGCAACCGCCAAATGGGGTGCGTGCGGGACCTCGTCTCCGCGCAACAGCGGCAGATCCAGAAAGATGGGATGCACCGGTGTCGGTGGCGAGTAGCGACCAATCCCCCCCTGCTCCTGATAACTCAGGCGCGGAGAGTAAACCCCCAGGTCGACCCGCACAGCATCGACAGTCATCACCCCTGCCCGTTCAACGCGGTCAATGCGCCAGCGCAGGACCTCTTGGCCGGGTATGCTGGACAGGATTACGTCGCCCGGACCCAAATCCGCCATTGACGGCGGCAGGGCAAAGCGCGCCGTATCCCGCGCCACTTCGGCCTCGGCAATCCAGCGATCTGCTATGGCCTGACCTTCGGGTCGGGTCAGGGACATGGCGAATTCGCTATCGGAAACGGCTTGCCGGGCATCATCCGCCAAGGCGGATTCCGCAGTCGCCACCGAATAGTCTCCGCCAGCCGCAACGTGGCTCAGCCTGATCCGACCTGTCATGGCGCTATCGGCCAAGCGCGTCGTCTCAAATCCCGAAATGTCATCCGCAATGGCAAGCTCGTTGGTACCGATCCGTGCCTTCGCAAGTCCGTCGCGCGCCATGAATTTCAGTTTGCCATCCCGCTCGACCACATCGAAGCCATGGGCCAGCATCAGGGGCTGCAGCGCGGCACGGGCGGATTCGCTGCCTTGCAGGACATAGCCCCGGACCACCCCCGAAATCTCGCTGACATCGACATCCTCAACATTAGCAAGACGACACAGATCGCGAACCACCGCCCTCAGGGTGACAGCGCCTGCACGGCCATTCAGCCAGTGCCCCCGATCCCAAGCCGGGCCGTCGGACCACAGATCGTCCCGCCCCGGGAATGCCGGATAAGGTCGCGCGTCCCAGCACCAGACATGCGCCCTGTTGGTATCCAGCATCGCCATGCCGTCGGAATTGCGCGGGTTGTTGGCCGGATCATTCCAAAATCCCATCGATGCTTCGACATAAGCCGCCTGTATCGCATCGTCGCGAACCCCGTTCGAATAATGCGGCAGCATGCTCTCCGAGCTCATGGCATCCAGGAACTTGTTGGGCTGATTGGTCGCCTTGTTCAGCGCCGCGCAGCCCAGTTCGGTGAACCAGATCGGTTTGGACCCCGGCACCCATGCCGTGGCCTGCCGCTGTCGCACACCCTGCGGACGGTCATAGTGCAGGTTCTGCCACCACCCCGCCAGATCCTTGTAACGCCAAACCCAAGACTCGTCATAAGTGCCATCGGTGATCGGCGTCCTGATCTGCGCATCGCGGTCTGCATCGCTCGCATAGTACCAGTCGTAGCCCTCACCACCCGCGACATTCGCCTTGAGATAGTCGATGTTGTCGATCCGCCCCCAATGCGCATCCAGGTGATCGTCGCCATCGCGCCAGTCCGACAGCGGCATGTAGTTGTCGATGCCGATGAAGTCGATATTCGGGTCGGCCCAAAGCGGGTCCAGATGAAAGAACAGCTCGCCATCGCCTGGATGATGTCCGAAATATTCGGACCAATCCGACGCATAGCCGATCTTGACACCCGGACCCAGGACCTCCCGAACATCGGCCGCCAACCGACGCAGCGCCTCGACGGCTGGGTAACTGTTCTGCGGGCCCCGGATGCGGGTCATGGCAACCATCTCGGACCCGATCAGGAAGGCGTCGGTATTTCCAGCAACCGCGCACAGATGCGCATAATGCAGGATAAAACGGCGATAGGACCATTCCTCGGGGCCACCGTAGATGACGCTGTCACCAAGGCGGTGAAAATCATCGATCTTAGCCTGGCCAAAGAATTGCGCCACTTCGTCGACAGCAGCCTGGGTCATGTCCGAAGTACCCGGCAGGCCCGGGGCAACGCTTGTGGTCACGCGGCCACGCCATGGCATGACTGGCTGTTCTCCATCGCCATAGGGATCCGGCAAGTTATTGCCGGCAAGCTGCTCCATCAGGATGAACGGATAAAAGATCGCCTTTCGTCCCGTCGCAGACAGCGCACGCAGTCCTTCGATCACGGCCCGGTCGGCGGGCGTCCCGCCATAGATGGGGCGTCCTTCCTTGCGCGCGACCTCCTGCGCGGCCGCGCGACCAATGCCGCCTGCGTGCCACGGCATCTCGTCGCCATCGACTTCCCTGAACTCGACCTTTGGCTGGACCGTGCAATGTCCGATCCGCAGATCGCTGCCAAACCAGGATACGACCATGGACACCGAACCCACATTCGGAAGTTCACGACCCAAGACATCCAGTGAAGCCGAAAAATCGGTCCCCCCCATCGGCGTATTCACGTTGAAACTGCGGCTCTCTCCCAGATCTTCGCCGGTCGAAACAGGGGTCGTCGCCAGCGAGTATTCCCCCGTCCCGGGAATCATCGCGACAGCCCGCACGTCCCGGCACAGGCCCGATCCGTCACGCGCCGGACATGTCACCTCGAAGCTCAACTGCGGCATGCGGTTGCCCCAGCGTTCCAGCGACAGATTTTCCAGCACCACATAGGCAACGCCGCGATAGGCAGGCGCCTCATCGCCTTCATGGGCGGCGATGACCGGATCGGGCATCTGCCCTTCATCACCGCCATAGACGCGCATGTTCAGATCGTCGGCTGCAATCTCCTCGCCATCGGCCCAAACCCGCCCGACGCTAAGGATGGGTCCCTCGCACAACGCCAATGCCAGCGAAAGTCGATAGCTGATCTGCGTGACCTGCGGCTTGGGTGCGCCCTTGCCGCCACCGCTTTCCGAACGCGTGACCTCCTCCAACGGCGAGGCCCAGATGACATGTCCGGGAAGTCGCATCTGGCCCCAGACGCGCGGGATCGCAATGCCCTCTCCCGCGGTCTGGATACGCAGACGGTCGATGCGCCCGGTCTCGACGGCCTTGGACCCTCCGCCCAACAAACGTTGATCGATGACACGACCGGCCAAGGCACCCGCCGCGCGGCCCAGAACTGCACCCGACAGCCCAAGAACGGCACCGCCAAAACCCGCGCCAAGCGATGCACCGACCGCTGACAGGACAATCGTGGCCATAAGGGCCTCCTTTAGTGGAAATGCTCAGGGAAAACGAAAGCGCGCGGCGACCCTTGACTGCCAAGGCCGTGTCAGCGGGCTTTCGATCACCCCGTGATAAGTATAAGCGTGCAAAAAGCGCGCCTCGGCTCCTGTGACGGACAGGATGCCCAGATGCTTTGCGATGGCACCCTGACGCATGCGAAACAGCAGGACCTGACCGATCCGCCAGTCATACTGGGGTGTGACAGGCACCAGATGGCGCATCGCCGCGTCGTGCAATACCTCGGTCTGTCCGCATTCGGCCCAATCGGCGGTGTAGGCTGGCGTCGCTTCCGGCTCGGACCCGTAAAGCTGTCGCCACACACCCCGGATCAACCCCAGGCAGTCGGCGCCGCATCCCTTGACGCTGGCCTGATGGACATAGGGCGTGCCCAGCCATTCGCGCGCCGCCGCGACAATCGCATCATCCATGGCGCGCACCCGCCTGCGGCGCCATCAGCCAATCCTCGGGCGGCAGATGCGGAAAGCCTCGAAAGTTCAGGAAATTGTTGAACTTCAGCCTGCAGGTCGCAGCAGCCTTGTTGCATCCCGCGACCAGCCTAAGCCCATCACCCGGCACGGGAGGAACAGAAAGTCCCGACCACAATTCGATCGTCCGGCTGCCGTCCTCGTGCGCGGTATCATTCTTGACGATGCCGTGCAGTCCCTCGGCTGATCCGTCCAGGATCAACAGCCGTCCATGTTCGAACCAGTCGCCGGCAAAGCGCGGGAAATCCTTGAACGTAAAGATCCGCGCGTCCTTTACCTCGGCCACCGTCAACTGCGCGGCCATCACCTCGCTGTCCAGATCCACCTTGCAAGAATCGTCGCCAAGACGCGCCGCACAGCGGGGGTGATAGACCCGGCCCTGTGGAGCATTCAACCGGTCGGCCAGGCCGCGCAGTTCGGCCCGGAATGCGCCGTTGACGCGCGTCACCTCGCCCAAGGTCCCCTTGAAGACCAAGGTCCGTTGCGTCAGATCGGACCAGTCCACATTCCACATCTGCAACTGCGCATCGTCCCAACGACCCGCCATCAGATCACGTTCGGTGATCGCATCATCGTCCAGCGCGCCCGAAACCTCGGTGTTGTCCACCCCAAGTCCGGTGGCCTGCGCGATGGCCTGTGCGGTCAAACCCATATCCGGGCGATAGGTTATGCCGCCAAAGGCCAAGGGCGCGTCATGGTCCGTAAACCCAAGGGTCATGCCATCGCTGCGTCGAACGGACCAGGCCCGCGCGATTGTTGTCGTGGTCATAGCCGCACCTCGATCACCGGAATGTCGGGCACCTGTCCCGCCTGGAACGACGCGACCGAAACCGCGATCCGGTCCGTATCGAACCGCACCGGCACGTCAAATTCATACCCTGCCGTAATTTCCGCTCCGGTTTCGGGCGCCGCACCGAAGGTGATGATGCCAGAGGCATGATCAACCTCATAATTGGTCCCGATGAAGACCTCGACGCCGCCGATGCCCGCACGGACCGTGTTCAACACTGGCTTGGCAATCGGCCTGCGATAGACCGTGTCGCCCGAACGATACTCTTTGGTCAGCTGGAACCGGCGGGTCTGCCCATCACCCGTGGCAATGACCTGATCGCTGAACACCGGCGCAACCGAGGGAAGGCAGCTTTTATGATCCGACCAATCCTTCCAGCGAAACCCGTGCAATTGACCTGCGCGCGCTTCAAAGAACGCGATGACGGCACTCAGATCGTCCAGGGACCGCAGGCCCATGCCCGCGTCAAAACGACGGCGGGCATGGACCCAGGGCGTATTGCGCTGCTCGAAACCATTGGCCATGGACACGATCTCGGTCCGCCTTTCCGGGCCGCCGATGGCGCCGAAGGACAGGCCCGCGGGAAATCTCACCTCATGAAATGCCATGATGCTACCTCGTTTCAGCTGTTGCGGTCGCCGCGTGCAAGAACGCGCGACATCTGGGCGGCGATCTGCGACTGGCTCCGCTTGAAGCCCGCGACGTCGGGCGTCTGGATGTTGAACGTCACGTTGACCCCACCTCCTCCGCCCGCTGCGGCGACACCCAGTTTGCCATCCGCGCCGCGCTGCAGGGGCATGATCGCCTCGGGACCAGCTTCACCCATCAGGCCGGTCCCGCCCCGCATGGGAAACGCGGTGGGCGCACTGGCTATCCCACCGACCGCCGTGGTTCGACCTTGGGAAAAGGCGCCCCCCTTGGCGAAGGGCGTGATGGCTTGGCCAAAGCTGCCATTCCCCATGATCGACGCCACGCCACCGGCCAACGAACCCGCCAGTGCGGTTTCAACCGGTTTCATCGCAATGGAATAGACGGTGTCTGCCAAAGACTGGCCTACCGTTTTCAGCGCGTCTGACAGCTTGCCACCGTCCAGCACCAATCCATCGATGGCCCGCCCAAGCCCGCGTTCAAGGCCCGAAGACAATGTCGTCACCTCGCGCGAGGTGAACAGCATGGACTGGCGCAGGCGGCCCAGTTCCTTTTCAAATTCGCTGGTCATCTGGGCGTTGCGGCTCAGATCCTCCTCCAGCAGGTCCAACGAAGATCCGACATCGTCATTCAGCGCCATCAGCCACCCCATCCGGTTGCGCCGACACGCCCGCCCTGCCGGGCGTGTCGGGAAATTTCATCAGCAGATCCGCCAAGCGATCGCGCGTCATGCGGGCAGGAGCGGGTTCGACGCCCAGCATCAGGGCCAGCTCGGCCGGCGTCAGCTGCCAGAACTGGTCCGGCGTCAGCCTCAGATCGCGCATTCCGGCGCGCATCAGCCCCGGCCAATCCAGCGTCGAGCCGACCTTCATGCGACGTCCCGAAATGCCAGGGCGATCAGTTGGGCGGCGGCGCGGGCTCCAGCCAGCGGCCCGCCCTCGATCTGCTGTTCCAGCAGATCCTCGGCGCAGCCGACCCATCCGCCGCCGCACAGCCCTGCCACCAGCACCGCCACGATGTCGCCACTTGAAAAGCGCCCTTCCTCAAGACGTCTGACCAGGTCGGCCAAACTGTCCTCCGCGAGCCTGGCTTCAAGCTGGGCCAGCGCACCAAGGGTCAGTCGTGCGATGTGGGGCTGGCCATCCAGCACGATCTCCACCTCGCCTCGCATCGGATTGGCCATCACATCGCCTCGAACTGCAACATGCCCGCCGAAGCCATCGAGATCTCATAGGTGGCCTCGCCGTCATGGGTGCCTGCATATTCCAGCGATGTGATCTGGAACGGGCCGGACACCTGACCGAAATCCGGAATGACGATCTGGAACTGCGGCAATTCGCCGTCGAAGAAGACCTGCCGCGCACGACCGTCGCTGGCCTCGTCGCGAAAGACGCCCGAACCGGAAACCGAGGCGCTGCGCACGCCAGCACCCCCCAGCAGCTCGCGCCAGCCGCCCTCGCTCTCCATGCTGGTCACGTCGATGGTTTCGGCGTTGAAGGACAGGCGCGTGGCACGCAGGCCCGCCACCGTCTCGAACGATCCGTCACCCGACATGTCCATCTTGATCAGAAGATCGCGTCCATTCTGTACTGCCATGATCCTGTCTCCTCAGATCAGATCGATACGCGCGCGAAAGGTCAGATCGACCCGCCGGGCGGCACCGTTTTTCACTCGACGCGCCGAGGCGCGCAGAAACCACAAACCTGCAAGCCGCCCCCGCGACAGCTGCAAGGGAACCTCCTCAAGCGCATCGGCCACGGCCACCGCCGCCGCCTTGACGGCACCAAAGCCCGCACCATCGCTGCCCGACATCACCGAAATGACGAAATCATGCCGCGATCCGCGCGCCGAGGTATCGCTGGCGTCGCGCGCATCTTCGGCCCCCAGCGACACATGGACGCCGCTCGGCGCTTCGACCGGCATCGCATCGAAGATCGCATCGCCGACCAGGTCGGCCAGGGCCGGGTGGCTGCGAAGCTGCTGATAAACCGCCGCCTGAAGGGCGACGCCCGCACCATAACTCATGTCGCGTTCTCCTCTCGGGCATGGCAGGTCAGGAAGGCACCGTGCGCGTCACGCTCTGCAACGGCTTCGATCAGGAACAACCGTTCCCCTTGGCGAAAGCGCTGTCCCGCCTTGGGCCGACGCGGGTTGCCCACGGGGGCCGCCCGCACCGTGATGCGCCAGCGCACCGCGCTGATGGCGCCGTCCTCGCGGCCGGAACCCGCATCCAGCTGCGCCCAAATCATGCCAAGCTGCCGCCACGTCGCAACATGCCCGCCAAGACCGTCCGCAACCCGGTCGGCCTGCTCAAGCATCAGTTGCGTTCTCAGATCCGGCACCGCCATCAGCGCCACCCCTGATGGCCGCGTCCGGCCAAAGTGCGCACCGCGCGCCATTTCTCGATCAGCGCACTAACCCCGAACGGCAGTGCTTGGCGCAGGCCGTCCTGGCTGCGGTCATCATAATACCGCGCCGCCAGCAGGATCACCGCCTGCGCCAGATCGGCAGGCACCTGCGACCAGGCATCGCCAAAGCCCGCGATGAAGCTGACGGTGACGCTGCCCCTGCGCGGCACATGTGGCAGCACGACCCCCGTCGGCAGGATCACCGGCCTCTGCCCATCGGGCACCAGCCGCCACCCTTCCGGGGGCAGCGCGGTGATCGTACCGTTCCCATCGTCGATCTCGATCTTGTCAACCGAATGCACCGGCGCCAAGGGCAGAGACTGGCCCAGCCTGTCGCGCCAATCGTCCAGCTGCATCCGGAAGCGCCGCTTCAGCAGCACCTTGCCCGTCCGCGCCTCGATCGTGGCGATCGCGGCGCGCAGAAATCCGGTCAGCGCCGCCGTCTCGGCGGCATCGTCCGGCCCGTCAAAGCCCGAGGCAAGCCTCAAATGCCCGCGCAGCGCCGCCACCGGCAGCGCCTCCGCCGCTGGCGCCGTTTCCTCTATCAGCATCATCTTGCGAACCTCCCGTCCTGCCGTCCGCACATATCCACCAGGACACATCCCCCAGGCCGGGGGATGATCCGTCTTGTCCAGGTTCACGAAAGAAAGGAGACGCGCCCGCACGCCAGCCATCAGCACGCGCGGACAGTTGCTTCACCGGTATGACCGGCGACGCGCGCGCCCCCTTCCCCTCACCTGTCCCGCAAGGGGATCAGGTGAACTGCAGCAGCTTGACAGCGCGGAAATCGGTTACGCCGCCGCCGACGCGCTTGGTGGCATAGAACAGGACATGCGGCTTGGCGCTGAAGGGGTCACGCAGCACGCGCAGGTCGGGACGCTCCACGATTGTATAGGCGGCGTGGAAGTCACCGAACGCTACCGATTTCGAATTCGCAGCGATGTCGGGCATGTCCTCGCTGATCAGCACCGGATAGCCCAGCAGCTGCGGCACCTGGCCGACGCTCAGCGCATCGCTCCACAGGAAGCGGCCATCGGCATCCTTCATCTTGCGGATGCGCGCGGCCGTCTTTGAATTCATCACGAAGGACGCATTCGCACGGTATTTCGCACCAAGCGCATAGATTAGGTCGATCAGGCAATCGGCCTGGTTGGTCAGCGCGAAATCGGCCGACTTGCCGGTCAGCACGGTCCCGATCTGGCCGTCCGTCGCCGCCGCATTCAGCGCCGTGGGATAGGCCAAAAAGCCGCGCGGCTTGTCGACGCCATCGCCGGCGACAAAGGCCGCGGCCTCCGAACGGGCAAACTTGTCGGCGATGCGTTCCGCCAGCCAACCCTCGACATCGAACGCCGCGTCATCCAGCAGACGCTGGCTGGCCTTGGGCATGGCAGACAGCTCGTGGACCGGAATTGAGATCCGCTCGATCCCACCCGCGGCACCTTCGACCGCCGCCGCTTCCGTGGCCCAGCCCGCACCCATGTCGCCCTTGTCGACCAGCACCTCATAGGCAGCGCTCTCGATGGTCACGACATTGGCCAGACGACGCAGCGACGCACCGCCCTGCAGCACCTGCTGAACCGATGCGGCGACAGTGGGCGCCGCCAGGAAACCGCCATCGCTGGCGACGGTCAGGCCCTTCTCCTCGATGACCAGGCCGCGCAGGCCGTCATCGTCACCGCTGCGCAGATAGGCGTTGAACGCCTTCTGATGCGGCACTTCGACCTCGGCGGTTGCGGAAAGGGGGGCGCGGCCACGCAGTGCAGTCTTGCGATCGATCATGGTCATACGGTGTTCCTGTGCATTGAGTTTGGTCTGAATGTCTTCGCGAAAGCCTTTGAGTTCGCTCACGAACCCCATCATGGCCCCGCGCAGATCGGCAGGCATGTCGCCGCCGCCCGCGGCTTTCACCTCGGTCATGGTCTTCTCCTCGTCACGATGATCGGGGCGACCGCCCCTGTTGCTGGACCCACCCGCAGCGGGGTCTTGGTCCGAACCTGAACGGGACGCGCGTCATGGGCGCATCCCTGAAACCTGTCAGCCGCGCAGCGCCTGCGTTGCGGCCGTGAACAATGCTGCGACCTCGCGCAGATCGTCGGCGTCCTTGCGCCCCACCTTGGCCTCGGGCAGCATCGGGAAGGTCACCAGCGACACCTCCCACAGCTCGACCTCGGTCAGGATGCGCGCGCCCTTCTGGCTGCGCTCGGCGCGGATGGTGCGATAGCCGATCGACAGCCCGTCGATCGCGCCCGCCTGGATCAGCGCCGCCGCCTCGCGGGCCTGCGCCACCTCGGGCAGAAGCCGGCCCTTGACCCACAGGCCCGCATCATCCTCGCGGATCTCGTCCCAGACACCGATGGGGCGGGTCGGATCGTGCTGCCACAGCATCCGCACCTTGTCCCCCTTGCCCGCCAGCCGCGCCAGAGAGGCCGTAAAAGCCCCTTTTGCGACCGCATCGCCGCCTTGGTCGGTCAGGCCGAACAGGCTGGCATAGCCTTCGATCACCTGTCCGTCGGACAGCACGGGCGCGCCGCCCGCGAATTTCACTTCCAGCCCCGGAACCATCCTTCAGCCTCCTCTTGGTGCATAATCCAGTATCCCCTGGACGGCCTGCGTCAGGATCACGGCGACGACGCCATAGACGGTCATCCACAGGCGCCGTTCCAACCCTTCGATCATGGCCTCGATCCGCTCCAGCCGACGTTCGACCTGCCCGAATTGCAGCGCCATGATCCGTTCCTGCGCGTCGATCCGCTGGTCCTGCCACAGACCGTCCTTGACGAAACGCGACCCCTCCATCCTCTCAGCCCCCATCCATCGGGGGCAGGCCCAACAGCGCGCGCTTTTCCGCATCCGTCAGGAAATCCGCCGCCGCGATCCGCGCCCATTGCTGGTTGCGATCCTCGGCAAGGGCCGGGATCTGGTCAGGGTCGGGACGCAGCTCGATCTCCTCGCCCAGATGCTCGGACAGCCACCACGCAACAGACGCGGTCACCCGCGTCGCCAGCGGCAGCACCGTCAGGCGATAGAAGGCCCGGTGCGCCTCGGCGTAATTGGCATAGGTCGCATCGCCCGGAATCCCCAACAGCATCGGCGGCACGCCGAAGGCTAGGGCAATTTCCCGCGCCGCCGACAGCTTCGTCTCGTGGAACTCCATGTCACTGGGGCTGAAGCCCATCGGGCGCCAATCCAGGCCCCCCTCCAGCAACATGGGCCTGCCCGCGTTGCGTGCGCCCTGGTGGTTCATCTCGATCTCGCCCACCAGGCGATCATACTGATCGGCGCTCAGCGTGCCCTGCCCGTCCATCCCCTTGTAGATGATGGCCCCGCTTGGCCGCGCCGCATTGTCCAGCAATGCCTTCGACCAGGCCGAGGCACTGTTATGCACGTCGAAGGCCACCGCTGCCGCCTGCATGGGCGACAATCCGTAATGGTCGTCAACCGGATGGAAGCTCTTGATATGGCAGATCGGATCGGGGCTGCCCGTCATGTCGAACCGGTGCTTGCGCCCCCCCACCGCATATTCATAGGCGACGGGCCAGCCATCCGCCCCCGGCACGATGGTCATCCGGTCCGCGCGCAGGACATGCAGTTCCTCGGGCAGGCCCGCCTCGGTCAGACCCACCGCCTCCAGATAGCCGTTGCCCGACAGCAGCATCTGCCCGAACAAGGCCTCCAACAGCTCGGCCCGACCCTGCCCCGGATTGGGTCGGCGCAGCAGATCGATCGCCGGATGCATCTCGAAACGCTGATCGCGGTTGGCGCAGATCAACGGTACCGCCGCCGCCGCTTCGGCGATCAACTTAACCGAACGGAACCCCACCGGATTTCCGACAAAGCCGCCGCGCGTCAGACTGCCCGTGTCGCGCGCCGACCAGACCGTCCGCCCGCCGCCGCTGGCAAAGGCCACGACCCGGCCCGTGGCACTCGCCTTCCTTTCAGGCACGGATTGGGGCTTGCCCTCCCGTGAAAACATCCGAAACGCCATCTTCGCCTCCGTCATCTGACATGAAAAAGGGCCGACCCGCAGGTCAGCCCCTTCTTCGTTGTCCAATTTTCCTGGGGGCCATGCCCCCGCCCTGCCCGCTAAAGCCGCCGCATCTGCGGACGTCGCCAATTTGCGGCCGGCTCGATCATCAGCTCGTGCATGGCCCAGACCATGGCATCCAACCTGTCGGGGCTGCCGCGCCCTTCAAAGCCGCGAACTGTCATCTGGCACATCTGGTCCTCCAGCCGTCCCAGACCTCCCTGCCGCGCATGCCTGATCCGCCCCTGCTCATAGAGCGCGGCGACAGGCTCGGCACGCAAACCCTTCCCGCGTGACGCCCGCAGCGCCTTGAAGGGCACCAGCGGATCGATCTGCCGGATCACGCTCTCGACCATGTCGCCACCCTGGTTGACCTCGGCAACCAGACGCTCGGCCCCGTGCCGGTCCATCGCGGCGATCGCGGCCCGCGCCCAGTCCGACGGGCCGCCCCGCACGCTGGCATCCTCCAACACATAGGCCCGCCAATCGCGTGGCTCGCCCTCCATGACCACGCCCGCGACGACGATCCCGCATTCGTCGCTGGCTTTGCCATTCGTGACCGACGGATCGACCGCCACCACGACCCGGTCCAGCTTGGGCAGCTGATCGACCCGCGCGCTTTCCAGCACCGCGGTCGTCCACAGAGCGCCCTCGATATCGTCCAGCAGCACCCCGTCCAGCTCCTGCCGCCCCAACCGCGTCCCGCCATAGCGGCTCTGAACCTCGGCCAGGAAACTCTCGGCCAGATAGGCGCGGTTCGCATCCGTCGGCGCATGGGTCACCACAGTCGAGGCATTGCCAAGGATCCGCTTCAACACCCCGACATTGCGCGGCGTCGTCGTGATCACCTGCTGCGGATGCGACCCTAGCCGCAATGCGAATTGCAGCATGTCCCAGACATCCTCGGCCTTCTTCCACTTGGCCAGCTCATCGACCCAAGCGGCATCGAACTGGGGGCCGCGCAATGCCTCGGGCTCATGCGCCGAATAGACCGTCGCCGTTGCCCCATTGGCCCAGACCAACCTGCGCCGCCCGGCCTCCCAGACCGGACGGCGATCGGGGGGCGAACAGGCCAGGATGCCGCTTTCGCCAAAGATCATCACCTCGCGGACCTGGTCGAAGGTCTCCCCAACCAGCGCCACCCGATGACATTGTCCCGGCGCATCGACGGTCGGTCCCTCTACCATCTGCCGCACCCATTCCGACCCGGCGCGGGTCTTTCCCGCGCCGCGTCCCCCCATGATGACCCAGCTTTTCCAGTCACCCTCGGGGGGCAACTGGTGCGGCAGGGCCCAGAATTCGAACAGCCACGGCAGACTGCCCAAGGCGTTTTCCGACAGCCCCCCCAGGAAGGCCTCAACCTCCTCCGGCCCGGCGGAGGCAAGCCAGCCGGCGCCCGATCTCAT